TCATGCCTGGAATGAAGTCCCTAATTGAGTCGAACAGTAATGGTCTCATGACTCTATTCCAGAAATTCTGGACAGAGTCATCTCCTGAAAAGGAGAGAGGCCTTATCCGTAAACTATCTGTCTTCCCTGATAAGGAAGGTAAGATACGTATTATCGGAGTTATTGATTACTGGTCGCAGTTAGCTCTAAAACCGCTACATAATTACTTGGCTAACGCCTTAAGTAAGATCTCACAAGACTGTACGCTTGATCAATCTAAGTTCTTAACTCTCATTAAAGGATCAGGGCCTTTCTATTCAGTTGATTTATCAGCTGCAACAGATAGGTTTCCAATCCAAATAATTAAAGAGTTATTGGAACGTAGATTTTCTACAGAATTTGTAAATGCTTGAGAGGATGTAATGGTGAAGTACCCATTCGAATTTCAAGGCAAGGAATATTCTTATCTTGCCGGAAACCCGATGGGTGCATATTCATCATTCAACTCCTTTGCATTTGCTCATCACTACTTAGTATATTACTCTTGTAAAGAAGTCGGGATATCTTGAAAAGGATTATCCTACTCACTACTTGGAGATGATATAGTAATTGGTGACAAAACTGTAGCTGAACGGTATATGAAAGTCCTAGATTCTATACATGTTGATGTTAGTCCGGCGAAAACACATAAAAGTTTACACTTCTATGAATTTGCCAAGAGGATTATCTATCATGGTGTAGAAATCAGTCCCTTCCCAATTGCAGCCTTATGAAGTGACGATAAGAGTAGTGATACTCTTGTGTTGCTTGTAAGACAGGCAGTGGGTCGAGGATGGGATTTAGTTGATGTTCAGTCGTGTGTATCACTGTACTTCTCCCTTGTTAAGAAATTCAGATCAAAACTTTGTAAAAAGATTGAAAAGAATGCCTTATCATTTAACTCTGTATTATCTCTAATACAAGGAACTGTTCCTGCTTTCAAAGTCTTTAACGACATATTAAGGAAGAACAATATTCCAGAGTATTTTAAGGAAAAGAACGAAAAGTCTCTTATCAAGACTTACGGCCTTTCTTTATTAACTCAGTTAAAGGGTCAGGTAACGAACGTCTTAAGTAGTATTACTAAACGACAAAACTTCAAAAAAGAAATGGAGTCGATTGGTAACGCTTACTTTAGATGGCGTACCGACCAAAGGAGTGTCA